GTTGCTATACTCTTTATATTTGACAATCTTGACCTTCCGACCTTTATATCTCTTTGTTATGTCAATTACCGATGTTGATGGATACGCAACGCATACAGACCATTGCCCACCACCCATAACCTCGACATGTGTGAAACTTGCATGTTCGCCATTAAACCCTTCTTTTAGCTGTGCCGCCTTAATCATGTCACCGATTAGACCTTTATCATGCTTTACTAGAAGGAAATAACCCATCTTGGGTATGTCTAGAGTGAACTCACTTGATTTTTTCATTTAAGGCATTCTCCGCATATTTAAGACCGTATTCAATCGCTAGACCGATAAGTTTCTCGTATGCCGCTTTTCGTTCGGGTGGGATATTCTCAACCCTGTCCTTTATCTTATCGTTCAGACTCTCAATCTTATCAACCAATTTCTCAATCATATTACCTCCCATGAACCCAAAACCCTAAAACAATACCACCTATAATGACCGATATAATGAATGCCCAGATTAACTTGAATTGAGTATCGTAACTGTTGAATTTCTGGATATGAGACCTACAAGGTAACATGTCCATTCGGTCAATTAACTTCTCAAGTAACGCCCGAATCTCATTTCTGAACTCGGTTGCGTGTGTATCATGTAATCTCCATAATGTTACATTTTGTTCCTCAAGGTCAAGTATCTTGGTCTCGACTCTTGCTAGTCTGCTTTCGATGTCTGTCATAATCACCCCAAATTGTTTGCTATAAGTTGAACGTCAATGATGTCACACAGACCATCATAGTTTATATCAAGACCAGTAGTTATCCGAGTAACCACCGTAGAAACCGCCTCCACCAAATCAGCTTGTGAAAACGTAATGGCGATTATGCCATCACTACCTTTCTCAACCGTTCTGCGTTCAGCGAGTCCCGTAGTTGCATCAAGCGGTGTGAGAGCTACATTGTATGTTCCGTAATTGTTCGGCAGATCAAACTCAATAGTGAGTAAGTCACCATTCATTACATTCAGCTTGTTCATCCCATATACAACGATATGTTCATTGTTATAATCAACGATTTTGTTTGTGTCATGACAGACTATTGACTTAATCGGTAATCCCGATACCTTAAAATGAAATGCAGATACATCTGTGTTTAATTCTGATTTAAGGTTTAGTTTACTTGTATTTGATGTGTTTAGTGATATTTTCATTTTAGCTCCAATGTCTGACCGTTTAGAGTTATTGTTTCTGCGTTTTGCCGAAATGTGTTATCTTCCGTTGTGAAGTCCCATGTTGTAAGAACTGAGTTCTCCGATAAGTCCTTTATATTAACGCCAACCGTTACTGTTTCACCTTGCTCGAAGTTACCGAGGTCAGCGTTATCAAGTGTGCATGTCACTGATGACTTATTGCCAGTTGTTGATAGTCCAGACACCATTGATACGTTATTGACTGATACTGCATTTGATAATGTAAGTGAGTCAAGGTCAATCCCAGATGCCCCGTCTGATACTACAAAGACGATTGAGGTGTCAACTGCCACACCAGTTGCACCATTACTTGGGTTAAATCCACCAATACTAGGAGGTGTATTATCGTCATCGCCTTCCTCTATACCAGCATCACCAGTTATGAGTAACCCGTCTGATACCGCACCAGTTGAGTCTACTACGAATAAATACATATTTTCTGCACCAGTGAAACTACCTTGATTAAGTGTTACCGTAATTTCAGTGTCAGCCCATGCAGAAGGTATTTGCATAGCGTATTTGGTACAATTTAAATATACTGGTTGGTCTCCGATTATTACCCTTGCCCATGACTTATCGACATACATCTCGTCAATCCAAACCTTCTCGCCAGCAAATGTGCTTTGCCCTCGTGCGTTGTAAAAACCATATATCTGCTCATCAAGTGTTGTCCTTGCCCCAAAATCTAGACCAGTTTCATTGAACACCACATTACTATTACAACTAAACCCCATAGCACCATCACTATTATCCCCAACTTTCCACCATGTTTGCAAGAATACCCATGTATTTGATGGTATATTGCTATCTCTATTAAATGACCAGTATTTCGTACCAGAGCCATACTCTATTGTTCGTTTGGCGTTGTCACCAGCTGCTAATTCTACATAGCAATTCGTTGAGTCTGAATTATTATTAAACCTATTTAGTTTATAATTACCGAACTTAACATCACCAGCAGTTCCCCAGGTGAAGTTCTTTCTAAACCAAAACGAAACATACCAATATTGGTTATATCCAGAACCAGCGTAGCTATTAAATGCACCAGCGTAACAACCAGATGAACCAGAACCAACGGCGTACTCACCCTCTAGTGCATACCCGCCGTTATGTTTAACATCAGTCACAACAGTTTGATAGTCATCTTGGCTATAATCATATCCCCAATTAGCATTAACTGAACCACTGTCGAAGTCATCGAAAACAATCGGTGCCGCAGTCGCCTTAGTTCCGAAACCAGTACCAGTGATTACCCTTGTTACTCCGTCAAAAGTACCAGACAGAGACAAATTAATTGACGTTATCGCTGGAGTAGCGTAACAAACAGAACACCATAATAATATTGGTATGAATAGAAACTTTTTCATGTATTACCCTTTATATACATCTGCCACGGACCCCAATCATCACTACCGTCCGCAACGAAACTCGCTGGTGGTGGATTGTAAGCATCGGCCCACGGTATAGTATTTGTACCGCCAGCCTTAGTATTGATAGCCGCCAGTGGTGCTATACAAATTCTATACGTCTGCCCACTGGTAATTGTAACTTGTTGATCTCCACTAAACGCATATTCAGTTGTTCCTTCCAGTGTTGTCCCCAGTAAATCACTCGTTGCTATTTTACTATCGGCAGAATTATAAACAACCATGCGACTATCCGATGTATCTATTTCGTAAGAATACCAATATCCATTAGTGAGCGTTCCAGTCGCAACGGCAACATATTGTAAACCATAGGTATTCGCAGCAGTCGTTCTAGTTGTCCCACCGCTATAATCACCAGTATCGCCAGCTAGAACGACAAATTCACCCCCGCTCGCCGTCACCCCCACAAACTGACTACCAACGATATTCGCATCAGTTGTCATACAGAGGCACAAGCAAAGAAGTATGTATATCAATATCCTCATATTAATCCTCTCTCTTTAATATGACCTGCCAGTTTACTAATGCAGTTGCCGCTTTACCAACGTCAACAACAATATATTTACCAGCCGCAACAGTCGCATTATCAATCGTTCCGTTATCTTCAATTACAAACAGATTTTCAGTAAATGTTAATGATTCAGCCGTACTATCAGCCGTAAACCCAGCCTTACCGTATGTGCCGATATAGCAATTCGCCGATAAATCACCCGCTTGAGTTAGATTACGACTCGCCATGAAGTTCGTAATTGTCGCTCCATGTGGGTATCTGTCATCGTCAATATAGAAATGAATCTGCTTACTTAATTCAGTTGGGTTAACATAGCTCGGTGCAAATACATCGTCACCAGTTACAACGCCACCATTGACCGTTAAATTGCTCGTCACATTCAAATTCCCTATGGTCGCTGCGCCACTACCAGAACCAGCTATCGTCCTTGCATTGACCGTATCGACCGATAAGTTCCCGTCAATATCTGCGTTACTAACAACGTGTAATGTATCTCTTGGACTTGCCGTTCCAATCCCAACATAATCATCGTCCGCATTAACAACCAGACTAGATGAATCAACCGTAAGCCATGATGCCATTACAACCATATCGTCCGTTGATATTGTGCCACCAGATTCCGTCCAATCTGTATCTGAACCAGATGCGCCGACATCAGACCATGAACTACCGCTATCCTCTGAAAACTCAAAATCACCACCGCCATTATCCCGTAATAGACATTGTGCGCCAATCCAAGCCTCGGTAGATACAGTTAGGTTCCCGAAGGTTACATTGTCAGTAGTTTGGACATTCTGATTCATGTCATATAGTTCGTTTGCACCTTGACCAGTATCAACAGTCGCAAATGTAACCGCATCTGTTGTCTGTAAATCCTGCCCAATCTCAAAAAATCCCAATCCGCTATTAAACTTTGATGCAGAAACCGCACCTGAAGCCGTTAAATTCAAAGACGATAGTTGACCGTCTGTCCCCATCGAAAGACCTTGCGTTGCAACATTAACAAAGTCCAATGTTCCGCTATCGTTCTTTCTTATTATTGCTCTATCTGTTGTCGTGTTGTCATATTGGTCAGCAGTTAAATATAGATATGCAATACCACCCTCCCCAGCTTCAACTTCTATGGCTGAAAACGCATTAGCACCAACGGGGAATACACCCAATCCAGAACCTACTGTTCCTCTAACCGTTTCAACTTTACCAACAAAAGTCGCATCTATCGAGCTTAAATTGTTTGATACACTCAAACTCTTTAACTGAACATCGTCGGTTGTTTGCACGTTTTGGTTCATGGCGTATAGTTCGTAATTGCCTTGCCCAGTATTTAAAGTTGCGCCGAACAACCCAGCTGTCGCCGTTATGTTCGCCGTTGATGTTAGATCACCCGTGACTTGAACGCCACCAGCTGTCTCAACTACTTTAGTTAATGCCGTAGCAGACTCGTAATAGTCAAGACCTTCGTCCTGTAAATCTTTATCAATATACTTAAATGCGGCATTAGCTGTTCCACACAATAAAACTAATGCCAATAATATGAACGCTAATGTCCTCATCTATATCCCCCTATTTATAAGTTAAACTTGCGCGATCATTCCACACATAACTGCTATTATTATCTCCGTTGCACCAGAGAACATCAGTAACCCCACTCACTCCGTACACTAATTTCTTGATCTGCCACCCACCAACTAATATTGATGTTCCGGTCGGTGCTTTCCCGATATATTCTGGATTACCAGATCCGTCGTACGCAATCTTTGTCGTATAGACTTGAGCCGCGAATGAATACGACGCAGTAAGTAAAATCAATAAACTAATTAATACTATTTTCATACATCCCCCTATTTGTATTCCTTTATAATAATTATCCCAGTTCCACCATTTCCACCGGCAGAACCAGTATTAGTATCTATTGTTACTGCGCCACTACCACCAGCACCAGTATTGTCTGACGCTGAAATACCAGCACCATTTGAAGAACGACCTACGGCACCACCGCCAAAAAAAGAACCACCGCCAGTTCCACTAGCACCGAATATATTATCTGAACCAGTACCACATCCCCCAGAGTTACCATAAATAACTTGACCACCACTTGACGTCCCACCGCTACCAGCACCACCTGGGAACGCACCACCAGCGGATAATACACCTGTACCAGTTCCACCTAATCCACCAGAACCAGTTAAGTCAGGGCCGGTTCCAGCCGCATAAAATGTACTAGCCGCACCGTTAGCACCACTTGTTCCGTCCGTGCCACTCCCGCCGCCACCGCCAGAAGAACCAACTGTATAAACTGCATTTTCACCCATCTCTGTAGCTGTCATAACTCTGTAAGCAGTACCGCCACCACCGCCTCCTCCTGCACCACCGAATGACGAACCGTCACCGTCTGATCCACCGCCACCACCACCTTCTCCAGTAACCCAAATTTCAAAGTATGTAGCACCAGATGTCGGGGTGTATGTCTCCCCAGTACCGGTTGTTAATATTTGTGTAGTTACTTGAGTGAATCCACCTCCTGGTGCAGACGCACCATCTGTTGTTGGGTATGCAACCGATGATTTACCTAGATACTGCCCAGAAGCATCCTGTAACATAAAGTATGCTACACCTGATGGGGATACCGCACCATCAAGAGAAAGGTTATTGCCAACAGTTAGATTTGTAACTGAGGCATTAGTAAAATCAATAGGATCAGTTGTTGTGCCGTCTGGTATGTGTGTTTCCGCTAGTATGCCAGTTACTGTATCGTCGCTTGATATATCGAATGGAACTAAAGGAATATACGGTGTTCCAGTTAACGAGGAATATGCGCCATCAAAATCATCTGATACGTCTGTATCCCATGTACCAACGGTTGCAACTTTAGTTACCTTATTAGTTAGATCGTCGTTCAACACCGCATCAGGAGTATTAATTAAATCACCATAGTCATAGTCCCATGTGAAATCATCGGTTGAATCAGTATCTAAACTAGGATAAGTTGCACCTATCCATTTGTTATTTGCGTCCGTTAAATCTGCGTCCAAAAATACATTAGCCGGTAAATGAGTTGTGGCGAGTATTCCGCTAACGGTGCTATCACTTGACAAATCAATAACACCTAACGATACTGTAACCGTTCCACTATCTCCACCACCACCTAATAGACCGCTAACATTAACACCCTCTATATCTCCAGAACCAGCAACACCAGTTAATCCACTCCCGTCACCGTAAAAAGCGTCAGCGTGTATTTCATTATCAACTGTCAATCTACCACTTATTGTCGCGTTTGAATTGATTTGAACTGAATCGTCAGTAGAAACAACATTACCGCTCTCCGTCCAATCGGTATCACTTGAACCGCTTACTAAAGCGATTGCATCGTATATCGCATCTGACGTGCATAAATTAGTTGAACCGTCCGCAACTGCTCCGGTTGGAGTTAAATCATCCTTCGATATAAGCATTTTACCGTTTGCCCATACTGTCGATGCCACAGTTAAATTTTCGTCTATCCATGCCGTTCCATTTATCTCAACATCATCCTGCACACCCAAGTCAGCACCAGTTGTAGATGTCGCCATATCAACTTTATCAAATCCCCAATATGTGCCTATAAAATTATTTCGTGTATTAACAGACGGTCCGGCAATAATCATTGAACGTGGATTATATGTCCCCATCCCTGCCTGTGACTTTGGTAGAGCAAACCGCCAATTTCCGTTTTCCTCCATCCAAATAAACTCACCATATTCGTCTGCGTCTGTTCCCTGTTGCTCAAATATAAATGCACCATCGTAGTCATATCCATCAACCGTTCCATCCCTCGATAAACCTAAACTTGCGCTATTCGCACCGAAACTTATATACCCACCAGTTCCGACATCATCTTTAACAATTATTGCCCCTGCGGCTGGTAGAGCAATAATACTACCATTCCCTGCCTGTGCAGTTATTTGGTCGGAAAAAATATCATCCGTTACAACCACATCACCTGATGCGTAATAATTCACCGCCCATAAAGAACCACTCGTTGTATCGTCTGCATTATTAAGTAGATAATCACTATTCGCTAACGCTATCGCATCATAAACAGCATCACCAGTAACTAATGTATCTACTCCGTTTGCAACAGCACCAGTTGGTGTCAAATCAACCTTCTCGTTCCATTGAGCGAACGCACAAGATTGACTAAGCAACAAGATAAATATTAATTTTAGTAGTAGCCGCATTACCAGCGTTCCCCGTAATTTTAAATCTAATGTACGGAGTCCGATCAACGGACAACCGCTTAACGTGCAGATTTGAGTCTGCCAATGCACTTACTATGTCAGATACATCGTCAGGAACGGCGAAGTTAGTGCCGTCCACAGAGTTCTCAATTTCAACCTTTAATGCAATCGTCCCCCCTGATGATGCTTGAAACGCAACCCCGAAGTATTCGTGCCGTCCAAGATTAACAACGTCCGTATAAACGGTCGCAGTTTCATTTATAGCAATAGCTTGACCGCTTGACTTCAATATTTGGAAAACTTCAAAACCCTTTAGGCTCATAAATTAACCTTTAGTTTCCTTGCAAGTTCAACTAGTTCAGCTTCTTTTTTTCTGTTTGATTCCGCGTCAATTACGTTGTTCCTATAATCATCGTTAGCCTTCTTCTCACGTCTTAATAACTCAGTTTCTTTTTCTTGGTTTGCGCGGATCAATGCGTTAAGTTCATCTTCTTTTGCTTTTATGTTGTTCGGCGCGCTTGCTAAACTCTGTCTCATACCATTGAGTTCAAAAAGTTGAGCCTTCATCTGTTCCTCATATTGCTTCGCTTCTTCAACGCGCTTTTTAGATTCAATTTGTAATTTTATGTATTTTTGTTTCTCAACCTCAGCCTCACGAATTGAGTTCTCAACAACTGCAACCTTCGCTTCTGCGAACTGTGTCTTTAACTGTTGCTGACTTACAAGTTCATCAATGCGAGCCTTCTCTTCCAGCACGTTTTCTTTTTCTTTTTGTGCTTGAGCCATTACTTCTTCAGCGTCAATCTTCATCTTTTTAACGCCGTCAAGCAAACGAGCATATTCAGCCTTCTCTGCTAACCGCTCCTTTTGAAGTTCCTCTAATTCAATATCTTTACTGCAACGACCAATCATTTAACCCTCCATATTCTTTTACCGATATGACCAACTTCTAAATCTGTGTCAACATATACATTAAACCCCGCAAGTCCAGCTAACTTGCAGAAGTTACAATCTTCGCCGACACCAGATTCATAAAAGAACCAGGGTGAACGGACTTTATCTAATACAACCTTCTTTATAAATAATATCCCGGCACCGACCGCACCAACTGAAACAATACCACTATTTTTGCTCAACTTTAGACGGTCAAATTTCTCTGAATAATTGCATAAACTAAATACATTCTGTAACCCGTTTGTCCTACTTTGATATAAAACACCACATACGTCTTTATCGTTGTGGATCAATCTCTCCAAAGTATCAGGTTCAAACACCATATCAGAATCAATAAATAAAATAGCGTCAAAATCACCCTTGTATGCTTCCTCGATTATGTGGTTCCTCGCATCGTGTATAATCGAGCATCCAACTGTCGGTATAAATCTGATGTTCCTAGATTTGTAGTTCATAAGATTGATGAGCGACACCATTGTCTCACCCTCAACCTTATCTAATATTGGCATCCCAATTACTATGTTCATGTTTCCTTCTTGTTACGGGTGAGGGATTTCTCCCCCACCCAAACAATTTAATACTTACGCAACCTCTGTGCTAATGAGAATAACACCGGCAGACTTATTAAGAACCTTCGCCGCCATTGTCATCTTCCACAAACTTTGTTACTAAACTGATCTTTGGCAATTAACACTTTATCTGCCACCTTGTTATATTCGGTATCAGATAATTTCCTTTGGTCAAAAAGACGATGGTGAGTTGGGCATAATATTAATATGTTCCATTCAACTGTCTCACCATTTTGGTTAACTGGTATTATGTGGCAAATATCAAACGCCCTACTCTCACCACATATCTCACACACACTACCAAACCGTTCTTTATAAGATTTCTTCCAATAGGTTGCTTTAACCCTATTTTTTCTCATAAATTCACGTTTGTTAATGCGGTTGACATCTGCGTTATTAGCAAGATATTTCATCGCACTAGCTTGAACCTTTAGTGGGTTTCTCGCCTTATAACGTCTTTGTCTCTCTGCGCCAGTTAATGCTTTTTCACCAATGAGTTTCATTTAAGCCGCCATCCTCAGTTCGGCATGAGCATTTCTGTCATGCTCTATACATTCCTGTATAGTTCGGACTATATCTTCAACTATCGTTGCAACGTACATAGTCTCTACACCTTCTTCGTTTTGAAGCTCGGCTCGGTGTTGTCCGTTCTGGAGATTCACCGAATTCTCGTTGTTTTTTACGTGAGGCTGGAATTTAATTCTACCACACGTCATCTTTTGGTTGATCGGATCAGCCGTACTCTGGTCGCCCGATTTCTTAACGTACATCCTGAACCCTTGAGATTGACCGGATTCTGGGATTTCCGTTACACCATACGCGCCACGACCAACGATGATCGTTCCGTGTATTGCCGCAGTTCCCGTAGCGAGTGTATCGCCAGAAAGAGCAAAGCGCGGTGCCGCAGATGAAATAAAGAATTTTACACCGGCGATAATACCAGTTGCATAGCTACGAACTGGACTAGGATCGGTATATTTCAACCAACCTTTCCAACCCGTTCCGCTCATCAAATGATATTCGCAAACCGGATGTAAGAACCCGTGATAATAACCATCAGCCATCGGCTGTGCATCTCTACCTTTTAAAATGCTTACGCCGTGAAGAATGGCTTTTAACGACAAGGCCGACTTCGTAGTACCAACAACCGTTGCAGATGTCGTGATACGAGTCTTGTTAATATACATCGGGAATGAATCGGTATCGTCTGAACCGGAATAGATACGAACACCGATACCTGTTGAGTTGAGCGTCCCACCGTGATTAACGCGTAATGAACTGCGTTTTACAACGTCAGCTACACGGAAACCGATAACATCGGCGATATACCCATCAACTGTTTTTGCCGCTTCCTCTGAATGAAGGTCAACTTGAGCTTCAACCATAGGTGAACGAGCAGTTAAATCAACGAGTTCGTCGATCATCGAATATGAACCGCGTTGAATCAACGTCGCTGTCACGCGAGCAGAACTTAAACCGATCTGAGTCGGTGCAGTAAGTTCCGTAAGGTTTGATTTAATTCTTGATAAATTCGTCCAACGGAAAAAGTCAATCGTTTTCCCTGTGCCTTTTGGCAACGGACGTTTTTCTGCGCTTTCATAAAAATGAAGCTGAGGAACCATACGTTCCAAAGCGCGCTTCGTGTAATAAGTATTTAGTAACGCCGCTAAACCGGCATCACCAGTATCTTGCATAACCATGATAATCTCCTAAATTACAACCCCTCTATCCTTTTGTCTAACCCGTGAAACTTTAAAAATTCTTCTGCGCTCATCTCCTTGTCGGCTTTTTTAGCCGTTGGTTGCTTCTGAGTCTTTACCGTCGTCACCGGCTTAGGACGAGGTTGTTGCTGTTGTTGTTGTTGTTTTACTACGTTGCTTTTTTCACGATAGATTTGAAGTGCCGCTTCGGCTTTCTGCCTGGGTGGGAGATCTTTCAACTGGTAACTGGTATTGCCGACCTGAAACCATCTGTTCCGGTCTTGACCTTCAACGATGAATAAAATTTCATCAAGCATCTTATCCGTATAGTCTTTTTGGGAACGGATATAATCAACCGCTTGATTCCGTTGAATATCAAGAAGAACATTTTGTTGAGGGGCAATCGTTTTCTGAATGACTTTCTCGATGATGTCCTGTGGGTTCTCTGCGAACTTCGTTAGAAAATCGCGCGGATCCTTTGGAACCTCAACCGATATGTCACGCGGAGTTGACTCTTTCTCCTCATGCCCACGCCTAATAAAGTCTTGCAACCTATTAACCGTGTTCTTCAATTCCTCGATCTGTTGACTCACGTCAACTTCAGGGCTTTTTTCCTGTGCGCCTTCAGCTACTTCCTCTTGACTTTCCGGTGCGTCAATCGGCGTGACTTCTGGTTGCTCTGCTTCAGGTGCGGCTACCTCTGTTACAGTTGTTTCATCTGTTGGGTTGACCGCAATTTTTTCGTCTGACATTTGAATCTCCTTTCGTGTTCCTCTAACCATTCAGGTAGTGGAATGTTAAATTCTCGATAAATACCTGCCTTGACCATCAATGCTTCATCAAGGTTTCGTCCTCCTGTATACTGGGAAAACGTGCATTTGAGTGATAACGGCTCCTCATAAATACCGAACTTGAATCCGGCGCGCGCACATTCAAAAAAGAACGCGTCGTACTGATCTGTCTCAAGTGATGTAGTCCGATACTTTATCTTGTCGGTAACGTGTTTTTTGTATGCCACACCTGGATGTTCAAACCCTAGTTTTTCACCGGGATCGCCTCTAAATAACCGAGGTTTTATTGTATTGCCACCGGCTATCGGTTGTGTCGCAGAACACATAATATCGACATCGTTATGATGCACGAAATAATCTAGTGTTACTTCAGCCTTGTTATGTAAAAGAACATCACCGCAGTCAACCACACAGATAATAGGAGCGTGAGCTTCAAGATTTCCCACATTTCTAGCAAAACCTGCTCCATGTCTGCACCTTAGTTTCATTATCTTGAACCGTTCATCATCAATCTCGTTCAAGATACTATCTGTTTCGTCGGTTGAACCGTCGTCTACAATAACGACTTCAAAATCTTCTAACGTCTGGTCAAAAAACGAATCTATTGTTTGGTTAATCACAAATCCTGCGTTCCAACACGGACATACAAAACTAACGAGTGGCTTCTTCATTCATTTCGCTTTCAATTCTTTGAATATCACGCGATAGAACGCCCTTATAGTTTATGAGCTGGTTAAGGATTTGTAATTTCCCTTGTTCTCTTTGAATATCAGCGACCTCATTAAGACGAGCCATTCTTGTTATTGTTTGGTCGCGCAAGTCGTTCAGAGTATCCATGAATGGTGTGCCGTTAATTATGTTGAACAACTCAATACATCTTGTGTAATAGTCTTGGTCGGCATCCGTGAGCTTCATAACTTACCCTTTAGAAGTTCTAACTTCCTTGTTATTGAAAAGTTTTGCCCTTTTTGGCGCGGTGGCTCTTGTGGCTTTGGCGCGCGTGGTAGTTTTTTATCTATCTTTAACATTACATCGTCCCCTGTTGGCTGGGTTGCGCTATCTGCTGAACCATACTCTGCATATCTGTACCCCTAGGCATCTCTTGAGGTGGGACGCCTTGTCCACTTGGTTGTGAGCCAGTATTGCCAGAGTTATACATCGGTTGTGAACCCTGCCCCTTACTAAATTTATCGTGGTCGGATAAGTGAGTAGCTAACAGCTGTAATGTGTGCGGGAAATCTTGTGCGCGAGGATCTTGCATAAAACCATCGTGTATTTCCATGTGAAGTCTATGATTGTCGTTCGCCGTTATGATCGGTGGAACTCCATGCATCGCACCCATGTTCTCAGATATTGCCTTTTCGGTTTCCTCTTGTTCGCGGTTATTAACCAAAACAAGTTCGTCCATATCTTCAAGACCGAGCATCTTCTCACCGATCTTTGTGGCGAGCTTCATCACGTCTAACTGCTGAATTATGCCGGGAATCTGCGCGACGATATTTAAGTAATTTATCATCTGCTGTGTGACTATTTCTTCCGCGCCGTTAGATTGTGAACCCAACGGTCTAAAATCGTAATCACCGAGAATCGTCGCAGGATCGACTTCCTGATACTCTATCCCTTGTTTACCGACTATGCGGACAAGTTCTTTTCTTTCCCCGTAGAATTGGGCGTATTTGTAGGCTTTTCGTAGGAAGGGAATTATGAGAGTATCTTCGAATCCTTGAATGGTGAGGTTTATCCGTCCTATGGCTTCTTTTTGGATTGATAGAATACCAGTAGCCGTTCTCTGCAACTCAGGTGTTTGAGCAGAACCCCCTAAGAATCTGGTCGCGCCTGTCGTGTCTTGAATGTGAGTGATAAGACTTTCAATCGCCGAGTACGCAGGAGCCAATACTTCAACGGGCGGATGTATTGCCCGTAGTCCATTCTCCGTAGCGGTTGAGATGATTCTACCGGGACGCGCTCTTAAAATTCCTTCGGGGATGTCTGCGTCTGTATTTAAATACATCGGGTTGACGATGAGACTTGTAGCGTCCATCGTCTGATTAACCCTGTCATTTAATTCATAGATTGATTTCTCGACTCGTTCAATCGGACTCATGCCCCAAAACTCACTCGGAACGTCAATCCATTTCGCCATTACGAACGTCTTTTGTTTGTCGGGAGTGTTTAATGGTTCCGCTGAAACAACCGGGTTAGTGTCACCGTCATTAGCAATAACAAAAACGCAATCCTCATCTTCGTACACACCTTGATATTCAATGAAGTCAATCGTGTCAAGAGCCGGTGAACTTGTTTTTGTCTTGTAGCCCAAAAGACCTTGCCGCATCTGCTGAAATTTATTCTCGGATGCAGACCTTATTCTTTCTTTGTCTTTCGTGATCTTGTCGATGTTCTCGTAACACCCTTCACCCGTTTCTTCGTTATATGCTTTTTTATATAACGTGTCGATGTACTCACTAGATTTGTGAATAACAAAAGGCTGATTCTCAATACTATCGATGCAATCATCAGCGACAAAAAAATCGAAGATATCAACCAGTTCAAAATCGATTGAATCGAATGTGAAAATCTTTTTTTCTTCAAAGTCTGGTGCGAATAGTCCATATAAATTTGTGAGGTTCTTTCTGACCTTTACGGGAACGGTTGCGGACTCTTTTCGATAAGGTGTCTTACCGATCATAGTTCCGAATATCGCACAATATCTAATCCCGGCGATCATCTTCCGGCGGAAATGCACGTCCCTTTCAAATATCTGCCGTAAATAACTCGACATAAGTTGCGCTTGCTTTTCGTCCGATTGCTCAACCCCCACTATGTCAAACCATTTTCTACGCGGGAATAACGTCTGATGAACTCTTGGCACAAGTATTTCAATCGCTTGATAGGCAGATGCCCAATCTAGATTTGCGCGCCCCTCATACGTCCCCTTAGTCCAGAATCCCCTGTATATATCCCATAGTCTTGTCCAAAGAGCCTCGATTTGCGTCCTGTCTTTACACTCGTCATACTTCTCCATTACATAGTCTGAAATCTCACGTTGCACATCTTTGCCCTTAAATTTCTTGTCAATCATCTTTAAACCCCACCCTTACCGAATAGTTTTCAAATTCTGTTGAATATTCAAAAAAACCATATTTTTTTGATATATAGTCATATTCCTCCGGCATAACTGCCTTCAGTTCGTTTAACATATCCGATAAGGCATAAAAAAATTGGTCGACTTCCTTCTTTTGTAGACGAGTGTCATACCAATTTATATATTTGGTCATATTTTCCTTTATTTTATATCACATTATACCACAAAAATACATTAAAATCAAGTTGATTATGAATAATATTAATAATATCCAGTAGCGGAACTCTGATCGTCAACCTTGTGATGGTTATCTTCAAATGGATTATAGACACCGGAGTCGGTAATAATGTTCCTCTTTTTGTAAAATACACCGTGAGCGGGGAACTTATTGACTATGATGTACCGAAGCGCATCGTGATTATGGGAATAATAGTCATCGGCGTACGGCAGTTCCTTTAACTGCCTCTCACCGGCAACTGGTTGTTCTATATACCCACCTAAAAAACCGTCTATTAGTATCTGACAGCGAGGATCAACCTTTAAACCACACGTCCCATCCTCACGTTCACTTAATAGGTTCTGAATAGTCCTTATGCCTTGTTTAACACTAACCCGTTTCCATTTAACGAATATGCCCATCTTCCTTTGGATCTGCATACTGGTAAATTCAGACTTGTCGTTTTGTTGGTTGCCCGCCGGATCACCGAAATGCTCGATTAACTTCCTCTTGTACCAATGACCGTAATCCCTATTTAACTTACCAATTATCTCTTTCGTGAAGTTCTGGATAGTGATGTTCGTCCCCAATACCTCGTCCAAGATGCAAACCGTGTCGTATGAGTCTATTTGGCAAATCACAACTGCCGGATGATGGAACCCGTAATCCCACCCGACCAATAAACCCTTGTCCTTTAAAGGTCTTAACTTCCTAACGTGCCGTTCATAATTAAATTCCGGGTAAACCTTGTTCGTACCAGCTAAGGTGAAGTTAATCTCCATCTCTTGTTCCCAAGCATCCTTAGAATACCCGAACATAGCCTTCTTCTTCCATTCATCAGAACGATACATGGGAACGGACGTATAGTGTAGCCGTACCGTCGTAAAGCCGTTTTTATGGTTTTTGCCGATCATTATTCCTTCTGTCATAACGTGTCACTAAATATCCTATGAAAAAAATTACGACCGCAAGGGGTGGAGACTATTATTAACTTCCCACCACCCCTCACAGTCGGTAGAGCCGCAGTATAGCATTGTTCCGCTCCTTCGATAAAAGCCGCTTCGTCCATGAATAGATTGCTGGCGGTGTTCTTTCGCACAGCATCGGGGTTTTGGGGTAAACCCCTTATGATACTATTCTGCGTCCCAAACTCTAGTTTACAGTATGATCCTAACTGCCCTTGAGGTGTCCGGTTCAAAGGAATATGATTCTTTATCATTTCCGGTAAGTTCTCATATATAAACCGAACCCGATCAATAGTCTCATCCGCATCATCTTCGCGCTTATTAATTATTATATTAAGACGACCTTTCTTAAACATCGCGTCCCAAAGCAAAATAGCGCAAAATAACCATGTAGCCATTAACTGCCTGGACTTCGCCACACAAAGAAGCTGATTGTCCATCCAGAGGTCAGCTAGGCACCTTAAATGAGGCATTACGTCATACGGTAGCTTCTTGAACGGCTTACCTTCATCATGCTCATCCTGCGTAATTACAAAATACCGTAAGAAATTGTGTAGGTGCTTGCGCGCTACACCCTTATCTTCAAGATACGGCATCCCCTTTATCAATCCCAATGCTACCGTTGTCAAGTCCATCTAAATACTTCAATGCCTCCTCTTTACTGATCTGTTGAGTCAACTGATTTAACTGAACCGCAACATCAACCCCATCCAACGCCTTCCGCGCTTCAGCTAACTTCTTAAAAACCCCAATCTTGTCCTTTAACGACATACCATCGAACTTACCCTTTTCCTTGTTCAATGACTCACCCAAATGCAATAAAAGATCAACCACCATCATCTTTGTTACATCTTCAGCTTCCTTCTTCTTCCCCATTAGGTAGTTCAACCGCCGCCTTAACTCCACCTCCCCCGCCAATAACCCGTCCGGTGCTTCCTTCCCGCCCGGCAAGATCTGTAAGAATACCTCCTCGTCCACATGCCACCGCCTTCCTTAAATTCTTCTCAATCACACTTAAATCCATCTCAACCAATAACTTCAACCTCCGACTGATCGACCACCCGTATACCCCAATCACATACTTCCACTTCTCGTAGTCAATACCGTCAATCTCTATATATACCTTTGCCCTCTTCCTCTTCGCTATCCCACCCATCTATACCTCATTTTATGACGATTTATCATATTTTATATCACCATTTTATCGGTCTCAACCCCGTAAAAATCGACACTTTTTATCCTAACCCCTTTCCACATAACAGTATTATTTTTTATCATATTACTCGTCCCATATCGGAACAGCCCCAATCTCACCCTCCTTGATCCCATTAACCAAATCATCATCGTCACTCCAACAATTATTACAGTTTATGCACCACCAGAAACTACCAGTATCATCCATTACCATTAGACTCCCACATCTCTCACATAACATCTTGTACCTCCACCACCCCCAATCCAAAAACTACTAGGTCTCTGAACCTCAGGATATTTAATAGTAATATTGAATCTGTCAAAGGGAGCGCTCATCAAATATAATTATATTATATAATAAATATTATGGACTTACAAGTTGATACGATGAACGTCCTATAATCGTGCCTATGTAACCTTTTTATATACGACACATTGGCACATCTCATAAATCAAGTGATTATGATTATTTATCATTGGATCTGATCGGCAGAAATACTAATTCGATGTGTCTCTGCGGCGATATTTGCATAATATTGGCGTGCAAGATTAAATGATGATATATTTGGCGTTCAAATAAAATAATCTCTTATAGTTTCAGCGTTCAAGATTAAAAGATTGATAGTTTTGGCGTACAAACAATGCTGATAGATTCCTGGGTACAGATAGAAGAAGTGATAGAATAGGTCTTATAGGAGATACGCTGGTCTTTTTTCTTTTGTTTGCCGCGCTTGGTGGGTGCAATAAAAGGAATAGTCTATTATTATATTACAAACATTTTATAAAAAAATGCTTGACATATTACAATCAATAGACGATACTTGTTATGTAACTAACAAACAAATACAAACAATTAAAACAGGAGGTGCGACAATGAATACGAAAGAAAAAAGGTTAGAACAGAGAAAAACATTTATTAGCGGAAGAAAAACAGAACATCACAACAATTTAGAAATATTAAAACACGAGAAGAACGGCAGATTTTGTTTGGTTGTCTGGCGCGGTTCATCTTCAAAGCCTTTTGCGAACTATTATTTTAATACTGAGCAAATCCGTGAAGATTATTTATCGTCAATAAAGAAACGATCAGATGAACGGGCGGAATACGATAAAGAACAAAAAGAAAAACGAAAGATCGCACAAATAGAAACTATAAAAAATAATTCAATAAAACGCGGCGATTTGTTCTATACTTCATGGGGATATGATCAAACAAATTATGATTATATTGCCGTCTTATCTGTTTCGCATACCGGGAAAACGGCTAAATGCCAATGTACAGAATACTTCAACGAGGGTACGAGACTACAAGAAGATATACAAACGCCATTATTCTGCCCTTATGGAGATATATTCACAATGCAGATTAGGGAAGGTAACACTTTGGTGGGATCATACCCATTTTGCAATGGTTCTATGAATAACTCGCGTTTAGGGCGGTTTTCGCGCGTTGCTCCTAATGCAAGGTTCTACGAAACTAATCATATGTTCGGACATTAATTAACAACTAATAAATAAATGAGGATTATATGCAATTAGTAATCTGTGCTATTCTGTTAATTGTTGCTTATTACTGGATGATTATTAATTAAATACAGAAAGGATCGTGAATGGAAAAAAGAAAGCGTATTGTTTTAGCTATTGAATTAACCGAGGACGAAAAGAAGATATTAAAAGATAAGGCTGATCTATTAAGGCTTAAACTAGCTACTTATTGTAGAATGATCTTACTTAAACATGTTTAGTTTTCTTTTGTTTTGCCGCGATCATACGCTAACGTGGATGTCTCGCTTTAAACCATCAAGGCGTATGCGCGGCGATCCGAGCTTTGTAGGTTCAAGCATCATTTGTTCGGAGTAATTCTCATCGTAGTTAAGATAAGAACCGCAATCTATTAATACTTGCCTCTTGTCTTCTACTGTTTTATGGATCACATCGACGCAGCGCGTAGTGACTGGCATAACGCCAAGGGAGTGATTATGACCGCCAA